CCGTGAGCCGGAAGTGTCTGAACTTGACCTAACCCCTGACAAACGGGCAAAGACGTTGCCGATTTCATTTGTTGAAATGACTTTGGATGAATTGTTTTTAGGCCAATGGGGGACGGAAGGATTTACAACAAAGGTAATTAGTAATGAGGTTTGCGGTGAACTTGTCTTGTGGGTTCTGCATCCAATCACTGAGAACGTTATTAGGCGCGTAGGTTCTGCCGCCATCATCATCCAGGTAGATAAAGCCCCGGAAGGATTGGAGGGCAAGGAAAGGAACCTTTGGGCCATAGACGTACATAATAAGAAGCCCAACGCTTTAGACTTAGGTTATCCAAAACTTAAAGCTGAATGCGTTAAGAACGCCGCCCAATCATTAGGTAAGATATTTGGCAGGGACTTGAACCGGAAGAAAGCCGACATTTACCAGCCAGCCTACAAGATACTTTCAGACATAGGTTTTAAAGCCTTGCTTGAACGTGTAGAAAATGGTGATACCAACGCCCGGACTTTAGCGGAATCCAACTTCACGCTAACAGAATTGCAACAGGATATTTTAAACGGAACTAAAATAAAACAACTCAATGGATGATTTCGAACGGGAGTTATTAGAGGCTCAGGAACAACGCTCGCAAGCGTGGAGAGACGCAAGGTGTGGTAAGTTCACCGCTTCGGAGATATGGAAGTTAATGGTTAATCCAAGAGGTAAAAAGGATTGGAGTGATACCGCACTAACGTACATTAAAACTAAAGTGGCTGAAGAAATCACAGGGCTTGTTCACCAGGCAAGCCCCGCCTATCCTTTAGTTTGGGGCGAAGAACAAGAGCCTTTTGCGAAGGAATTTCTTAAAATCAAATACGGTTATGAAATCACCAAAGCCGGTTTCCTTGCTTTTACAGATCATTCCGGTGGAACTCCTGACGGGTATATCGACGGCAAAGTACTTGAAATCAAATGCCCTTATAATTCTGCGAATCACATTGAATACATGATGCTGGAAACAGCCGAAGATTTACTTGATTTCAAACCTGAAAACTACTATCAGTGTCAGGCTAATATGCTATTCGCTAAAAAGGATAAGTGCTTACTGGTAAGTTATGACGGCAGATTCCCTGACGACAAAATCATTAAGCGTTTGGAGTTTTACGCTAACCCGGAAACTCAAAACCTAATCCTTCAACGGTTAGAAGGTGCTATCGAAATGAAGTTAGAACTTTTAAAGCGATTCAAATGACCATCCGCCAATCCTTAACCGTGTGCTTTGTAACGGGCTTTATTGTAGCTGTTTTTATATTCGCTGGAAGTGTTGTTTTAATTAATGCAATCCTATGAACCGCTTTTTAAACACTATCATGCCAGTTTTACTTGTGTTGTTTCTACTGTTTGTTATTTATAGATACTTGATTTCATAAAAAATACCTTCAAAATATTATACAATGTTGGTTTTAATCGTAAATTGTATTATTCAGTTGGAACAAATAGCGAGTGGAAGCGTATATTTGTTACAAGGGTTTCATTAGAAACATTACAAAGCCGCGTAACATCTTCCACGTTACCGGCTTTTGTATTTTATGGCAAAAGACCCCGCATTCCTTTTCTATACTAAAGACTTCATAACAGGTATTGCTGATTTGACTATGGAAGAAAGAGGCCAATATATTTCTCTGCTTTGCCTTCAACATCAAAAAGGACACCTATCTGAAAAGGCAATCCGGCTATGCGTGGGCAATGCCGCGGCAGATGTTCTGGCAAAGTTCCGGCAGGATCCGGCAGGGCTTTGGTATAACGAACGGCTTGAATTAGAGATTCAAAAACGTGTAGCTCATGGTGAGAAACAGAAGCAAAGAGCGGTTGATGGCTGGAAAAAGCGTAAAAATAAAGATTTTGATGTAAGCCACGGCAATGCCACGGCAATGCCTTTAGTAAATGCAAATGGAAATATAAATGTATTTAATAATAAAGAGTGCTTTAATTCTGTTTCAGATGCCAACAAGGAACTAACAAGCGATGATGAATTTATTACTGAAAGCCAATTAACATTAACAAACCGTGATTGGCGGGACGTTGGCAAGGTTCATATCGGTGCACTTATATTTTCATTCATCACAACAAAATCAAAATACAAGGAACAAACCAAAAGCGAAGTAAAACAACACTTCAAAAACTGGCTGTTCTCAACAAAACTTGAAACCCTACAATCAACCGCTAAAAACATTATTAACAACCATGAGCGAAGACAAAGATCACCGACTGAAGTACGTTGAAATGCCAATGGAATTCTACAACATAGCCAACGAAATCGAGATTGCAGCTAGGAAACAGCTAAGAAGCTGTGAAGTATTTGCGGGTAAAATATCCAGGTTAAAAGCCAAAAACCAATCAGAACAAGACAGAATTGACAAGATGAAAGAGTTTATAATTGATACCCACACGCTCAACACGCAAACGCTAATGCTGCTCACAAAGGTACATTCGTTTTTGAGTCAGGTATCAAAAGATGCCCAGGTGTTGGTAGATGGTGCGGTTTACAGAAACAAGCTGCAGGACGCATCGGACACAATCACAAAGGCATGGTCGGAAAGGGATGAACTTTTAAAAGAACTTTATGACAGGGGAAGAACTAAGGCAACTGCTTAACGCACCGCACGAACCAGGGTTTGAGTTTATAGCCAACCCAGAACAATACGAAAGGGACATTTTAAAAGGATGGGCCATGACGGTAGTTCCGTTCGGGTTTGAACTCGACAAGTATTGCCCGGCAAAGTTAGGCCAACTGACGTGCATTATAGGCCATACAACGGTCGGAAAGACTACGGTGTTACTTTGGTTGCTCTCAAGGCTGATAAGGCAACAGAAGCGAATTCTGATATACTCAGCGGAGAATAGGGTAGCTTCAATACACCGGACTTTGACAAGGTTTGCAACAGGTAATGAAATTGTGACCGCTGAAATGCTTTTAAACATCCGGAATAAGGTCAGGTACATTGAACATAAAAAGCATTTTACCTATCGCGACATGCTTAATCAGGCAACTTACCTGCTTGACACTGGCTTTGATTGGGATTTCTTTTTAATCGACCCATACAACGCTTTGCGCAAAGACCCAACATTAAGATTAAACGGCCATGAATATGATTATCAAGCTGCCGATGAAATGCGAATTTTCACACTTACAACCAACAAGAGTATTTTTTTAAACTGCCACACGGTCACAGAGGCCCAGCGGGTTAAACCGGACGCAAACGGACACAAACCCGCCCCTCTTGATTCTGACGTTGAAGGGGGTGCAAAGTTTCCAAATAAGGCTGACGACACAATCGTGCTTCACCGACAGATTTGGAGTAAGGATTTAGAGGAAAGAAACACTACTGAAATTCATGTTAGGAAAGTAAGGAATAAAGAATTTGGTGGAGATCAAACGCCGTGGGAACAACCTCTAAAAATCAAATTCAGACAAAATTGGACGGGGTTTGATGTGCTGAATAGTTACGAAGATAAATTAAACAGCCGTGTTAATTTTTACGAAAAAGTTTAAAGCAGATAAAAGGAAACGATTTTGAATGCACAGGAAACAAAAGTTAATTGTACATCTTCTCCAAGTGGAGAACATCAGTATATTCCAAGCAATTACACTCGCGATGATTCTGGCTTTTGGTTGGATTGTGTTCACTGCGGTCATGCACAATTCTTTGATTGCTACACTGAGCATGAACTATTTGAATTATTTGATGGATACGCTGATGATGAAGACTAGCAGATAAAAGGAAACGATTTTAACTAACCAACAAAAATGAAAAGTAAAGAAATTAGAGTTGATGAAATGCTAATGAAACTACCTATTTGCGTGGATTGGGTAGAGTATAAAGGTGAAACTTGCGTCGCTCAATGGAATTATGAGGCAACCAAAAAAGCACGTAAGCCAATGGTTGATATTAGTTATTGCATGACAGAGGCATTAAATCAAAACATAATGTTTACAGTTCAGTGGGATAAGAATAAATTCAAGCCCTCTAAATTAGGAATGTGGAAAAATCAGTTTTAACTAACCAACATGGAAACTAAAACCGATAATGAATTGATAGCAGAGTTTATGCAGCTACCTCCGTTAACAGAGGAAGAAATAGGCATGAATTGGAATCATAGCAAATGTCCTTACGATACCTCATGGGATTGGCTTATGCCAGTAGTGGAGAAGATTGATAAGTGTTATTCCTTGTTGCCTGATTCCCTTGAAGGTGAGTATATTATTCGATATGATGTGTTAGAAAGAGCAATTACCAACGAATGGAATATAATAGATGCTTACAAAGCCGTAGTTGAATTTATAAAATGGTACAACCAACATGGAAACTAACAAACCGTTTTTAACAGAAGAAGATGCAGAAATATATTTTGCATCATTAACGAAACCCTTAGCTGATGAAAAGGGACTTGTTATAACTGCCTATTGTGTAGCAGCCGAAAAAGCCAACGCCCGTATAGCTGAACAACAAGCTAAGATTGAACAGCTTGAAAGCATTAGACAGAATCTTTTAGAATCCAAGGAATTACAAAAAGAGGCTTTTGAAAAGGAACGGATTGATTTAATAATGTTTGCTATTCACGATGTAATACCACACCGCAAAACATCATTCGATGAGGCAAGCAGTATTCTTAAACAATTCCTAAACAAATAGAAACTTTTATGTTACCTAAAAATTGTCCTTTCTGCGGAAGTGAAAAACTTGTAATGAAGAAAGTAAAAAAAACTGGTATATCATATAAAGATAAAAAAGTTGTAAAAGGGGTGTTTGATGTATGGAAATGTGAGGATTGCAAAGAGGGATTCTTTCAACATTGGAAACTAACAAAAG